TCAGCGGCCGTAGACCCACTTCAGCAGTTCTCCCGCATCGCGTATCAATTCTGAGGTGCTGCCTGGTTGCAGAGAGCTAGCGATCTCCAGGCAGCGAAGGCGGGCCTCCAACAGAGATGGCGAATCTCCGCCCTGCTGCTGGGCCTTGATCGTTGTCCCATGCGTGGACGCATAGCGATGGATTGCGGATTTGGACACGGAAAATCCCTGTTCGCGCAGCCATTCAGAATGCTCTTCGTAGTGCCCAAACCCCGTTGTCAGTAGGCGCTGCCGGAGCGCATCCTGTACTTCGCTGGGCAGAGAGTTGATCGTTGTGGCTCGTGGCATAGGAGTTGAAGAATAAGGCAGGATTGGGATCAGCAGGGCAAAGGCCGCCCGCCATCGGCGCTATCGGTAGTGGCCCCAGCCGCTCGGCTTCTTGGGCTTGGGCGGATGGCCGAAGTGGTAGCCGTTGCAGAAGCTGCAACGGTAGGGCTGCATGAAGCCCTGGTAGCCCTTGCGACGGTGCAGCCCGGCTATGGCGGCCTGGGCCTCGGCGGCGCTGCTGTAGCGGTACTTGCCGGTGCAGGCGTTGCGGCGGATGCGGCGCTTGCTGGCCATCGTCAGCCCTCCAGGAAGTACGAACGCACCAAGCTGACGACGTTCTCCCGGCCTGTCTGGGACATACCCAGGAACCGCCGCGCCGGGATGTCCCCCCACGGGATCGGAAAGCTGCCATTGCGCGTGGCGTACATCCCGAAGCCGAACTCGCCGGACTTTGCGCCGTAGTGGAAGGTGCCGGCGTAGACCATCGGGCTACCGACACCCACGGCATCGTCCCCGTGCACCTGGTAGTTGATCGTGGTGCCCAGCATGCGCGTCTCGCCCGTGCCGGGCTTCTTGCCTGCGAGCTTCTCCGCGCTGCGCTTGGTTAGCGAGCCGTCCTTCTTGCGGGCGAACAGAGCGCTGTAGTTCGCCAGCGTCAGGGCGCTGTTGGGCGCCCATGCGTTGCCGTCCGGGTCGGTGGCCGTGGCAAAGCGTTGCTTCGTCTCCTCGGCCTGGTCCTCGCCGATCTCCTTCAGCAGCGGCTGCAGGTTCTGGCCACGCTCGACCAGGGCATGCAGGTAGTCCAGGCCGCTGCGGTCGGGCAGCTCGATGATTTGCGGCATGCCAGCCTCCTCGGTAAAATCGAACCGCCTTGCACAGCATCAACCCCCGGGTGTTCAAACCCGGCTTCGTCTGCAGACGTTCTAGGTTGGGGGGTGCGAGGCTTTTTCATTTGCTGGTCTTGATCACCAGGCTGGTGAGCGAAAGCGAGCGGTTGCGCCGCCCCTGCAGAACCTCCCACACCGCGCGGAACACCTCCCCATTGATCGCCTTCGTCGCCACCAGCGTGGCGTTGCCATGGCGCGAAGTGGCACCCGCGCGCATCTGGTCGGGGTCGTTGAAAACCGCCTCCACCTGCGCGAAATCCTCGGGCGTCGCCGGCCGCTGGCCAGCCCCGTCGAACCCATGCGACGACTGCACGTGGCGCGGTGCCTCGGCGGGCAGCAGCAGCGTGTAGCCCCGCGTGTCCGCGCCGGTCACTTCTGCGATCCAGTCCGGGCGCTCCACAAAGCCGAGCCACAGCGGATCGCTGCGCTGCCGGTCTTGCAGCACCTCGCGCACGAAGTCGGGCACGAGCTGCTCAGCGTTGATGTAGCGGTTCACGTCGCGCGACAGCGCGGTGCTGATCGCGGGCGGGTACTCGATCAGCTTGTCCTGCACGAAGCTGCGCAGATCGTCATCGGCCCGCGCGCCTGGCGCGTAGTTCCAACCCTCATCGATACCCACGGGCGAGCTGGTAGCCGGGTCGGTCTCGTCCCAGCCATCGGGCGGCGTGGTGGCATCGCCTTCACCTGGCGCAGCCACGGCCACCACGCGGCATTTGCAGCCCCAGCCGTTGGGCGGAAAGTGGGTATCCCAGAATGGATGGTCATGCCGCAGCGTGAGCCGCATATCACCCCACCGCTTATGGTGCGGCCGAGGATGCGTCACGCTGTCGTTGTGCACATAGCGCCAGAACGGGCGGCGCTTGACCAGGTCGGGATCAAGCAGTTGGGCTCTGCGCCCGGCCGCGTACGACGTCATCAGGTTGGTCTGGTAGATCACCCGCGTGCGCCAGGCCTCGCCCGCCTTGCTGCCCTCGCCAGTCCAGCCCGTCCAGCCGTGCTTTGCCACTGCCTCCGAAAAGCGCTTGCGGAAATCCGCGATGGATTCACCCTCCACGGCCTTTTCCACCGCCTTGCGCAGATCGTGGAGCAGATCGGCCTTCGTGGCGCCCGCCACCACGAAAGCCCGGTCATGGGCGGCGCGCTGAATGTCGCGCCAGGTCTCGCTGGGAAGGTTCAGCTTGCGCCGCAGGAAATCGATCTGTTCCTGGAACTGCTGGCGAGCCCCCTCTACCGTGGAGCGGGCGGCCTCTCCCAGATCAGCCATGGCCAGCCTCCTGTGCCGCCCGATCGCGGCCCTGCAGCTCGGCCAATTCAAACGCTGCTGCCATCAGCGCGGCCAGCTCCCCTGTGGGCAAATCTCCGAATGCCTCCAGCAGGTCTGCCTGCAGCCGCTGCGGATCGCGGTGCGCCTCCACCAGGCGGCGCATCTCCCGAAGCCAGAGCTCCACCACGGGCGACGCCCCGGCCGTCAAAGCGGCCAGCGTCTCTGCAGGCACGGTAGGGCCGGTTCCCTCGGCGAACTCCACGCCTGGCGCACCAGGCACGGCCACAGGCGCGGCCTGCTCCGCGATGTCCCCCTTCTCCAGCTTGTAGGCGCGCATCCAGTACTGGGTCGTGAAGTTCACGCCCGCGCTCTTGAGATTGGAATCGCGTTCGGCCAGCTTGGTGTTGACGCTTTCCTCCTCATACAGCTCCACCGTAGGCGCCGGGGCGTTCTCGCCCTCATTCAGATCGGTCACCCAGCGCAGCATCTGATTGAAAGTGGCCTCGACCATGCGAGCGTCGCCGTCGCGGATGGCCTCCGCCACTTCCAGGCCAGCGACCGCGCTGGCGTGCGTGCTGCTCGCCTCGGTGCTCTGGTTCTGGCCCAGCAGCGCGATCGACACTTCGCTACGGCAGAACATCAACAGCTCCTTGTAGAGCTCTGCGCTCGCCCCCTTGTCCCCTGCCTCCAGAACGTCGATGCTGGAATCGTCCGGGATGGCCGCCACCGCGTCCTGGATCATCGCTTCCAGCTTGTCCAGCAGCTCCTCGACTTCCGGGCCCGGCGTGCCGCGCGGCTGCTTGCCCACCAGCCACGGCGTGCCGTATTTCTCGGTGAAGGTCACCCAGAACTTGAGCCCGCCGCGCTTGAAAACGGTGGGCCAAAAGCACATCGACAGATCCGCGAAACCGTAGGGGTTCGCGTAGCTCGCCTCCTGCCTGGCCAGCAGGAACTTGCGCGGCTCCAGCGCCTCGCCGTGCAATGGATGCTCACGCGAACGAAAGCGCAGTTGCGCCTCGTTGTCGAAGGTGAACCACTCGCCCGGCTTGCCCACCACGTCCAGCGGCTGCAGCGCGCCCGCGCGGTAGCCCCACATCAGCTCGAGCGGTTGCCAGCCGTACAGCACGCCATCGAGCACCTCGTTCATCACGCGGTCCATGTTCAGGGCCGAGAACAGGTCTTCGGCACGCCGCACGGCACGCGCGCCGGCTTTGCCGGCCACCACGCGGCGCTCCAGCTTCTTCACCGAAGCCTTGCGCCTGCGGATGCAGCCGCCCACGTGCGCATCGCTGCGCAGGTCACGGTACACCCGCATGTCCTTACCCTGGCGCTTGAGGATCGGGTCCGGATTGGGCAGCAGGAAGGAAAAGCCCGCCACGTCCATAGAGCGGGCGCGGGTGGCGACCTCCTCGCCCAGCGTGGACGTGCGGCGCTTGGCTTCACCGAACGAAACGAACTCGGTGGGGGTGACGTAGATACCTTGCTTCATTCGTAGTAGCCCTCCATGGACACATCCAGGCGGCTGCGGCGCGGGCGGCTGGCGGCATGTGTCGGCCCCCAGTCCATGCGTGCGGCGGCGTGCGAATAGATGCAGGCCATCGTGCTGTCACCGTGGCCGATTTCCTTGTCGGTAGATTCGGGCATGCGGGGCACGCCGCGGATCAGGCGAATGGCGCGGTGGCCCTGCAGCAGGCCATCGTGCTTGGGCACCAGGATGGTTCCGTCCTCCAGCGCCGCTTTGTAGGGCGGCATGTTGTCGCGGTACCAGCCCTCGGTAGGCATTAGCCGCTGCACCACCGATCCGTACTTGTCGTGCGCCGCCTCGCCCACATAGCTGCCGTTGCCTCGGCTGTCGATCACCATGCCACACTTGCGCGGCAGTGCATCGCCGATCGCAAACAGCACCTGCAGCTGCTGGTTGTAGGGCACGTTCTTCATCTCGGCGATGAAGGGGATGCGCTGGTGCAGGTTCGTCTCGATCTCGTTCGGAGCGATAGTCCGCAGGTTGTCCAGGTCGCGGGTGATGGCGCTAGCTGGCACGCGCAGCAGCTCGGCAAGCTTGCTGGGCGGGTACCCATGGACCACGTCGCCGAACAGGGCCAGCTGCAGGTGCAAGATGCGCTGCTGCGCGGCGTTGGTGTAGTCGGTGGCGCGGCTCATGCCTGGCTCCCTCACGACTGTTTCGAGCCACGCAGGGCGGCCAGGCGCTGGAACATCAGCAGGTTGGCCGCCTCTACGAAGGCAGCCGCCTCATGGGCCTCCACCACCAAGTCGCCATAGCTGGTGCTGATGGTGAAGCCGCGCTCCATGTCCGGGATCTGTTTGGACAGGGCATAGGTGATGTCAAGTTCGTCCATGGCTCAAAACTCCAGTTCAGGGGTGGCGTACTGCGCCACGTTGTGGTGGTGGTAGGCCACCTGCTCTAGGTGCAGACGCAGGGCGGCCAGGGTGGCTTCGGTGTCGGCCTCCGTGGGTGCTTGGTAGAAGGCGGTGAGCAGTTGCAGGGCGGCGGCGCAGCTGCTGTTCATGTCCAGTAGTTCTGTGCCCTCGGCTTTGCGGCCGGTGGGCATGGGCACCACCAGGCGGCCGGCGCTGGCGGCCAGCCAGTCGCTGATGTAGTGGCAGCCGCAGGCCAGCTCGTAGGCTGGGATCAGGATGGCGGGCATGCGCCCCGTGGCCAGCCACTTGTAGAGCGTGTCGTGGGTGGCACCCATGCGGTCTGCGATGCGCTCCACGCTCAGGTTGTGCTTGGCCTGGGCGTACTCCTTGCACAGGCGCATGGCGTGCACCAGGCTGCTGGCGCGCAGGCGTTTCCAATCTCTGCGGATCATTGGAAGCCCCCTTCGCGGGCGGCGGCCAAACAAATGCCGGCGTGGAAATGCTGAAAGCAGCTTTCAGGGTGGCAAAGTGCAGCCATGTCACACCCCACCCTGGAAGGATGAACATGCAACACCCTCAAGACCTGCCGGATGTCCTGGATGCACTGCTGGACCAGGTGCGCGAGCTGAATGCTGCGCAGGCGGTGCAGCGTGCGGCGTTTGTGGCACTGGCCCGCCATCTGTCAAAGGCTGGCCATGCAGACCTACCGCAACTGGCGCGTGATCTGGAGATGCTGGCGCAGACGCAGCCAGAGCCAGCTTGGCAATCCGGGCTCGCAGAGCTTGCAGGGGCGCTGTTGCTCGCGCATGCTGGACCATCAGCAAATCGCTGATGCACTGGGCCTCGCTAGGCGTCAGCTTCGCGTTACGGCAATTTGTTACCCGGCCGCCATCCGCGTGATCGGCCGAACCGAGGTCTACCGTCAAATCGCCGAAGTGCGCATCGACGGCAAGGTCAAGCTCACGCAGCCCATCGGCTACGCCTTCCCGGCCGGGGCCGTGTTCTCGACGGCGCTGCGCCAGGGTGACCGCTTCGCGCGCGTCAGCCGCGTATACGACCAGCAGAGCTGGGACGGCGTGACCTGGTACGACGGTCTCGACCCGAGCAAGGGCGCGGCCACTGCGACATACGACACCACGAACTACCCGATCGAGGTCAACAACCGCGGGGCGATCACGGAACGCTGGGCGCTGCGCTTCCGCTCGGGCGGCCAGGTCTTCGACTTCATCGGCCAGCACCTGGGCCAGATCGCCTCCGGCAATGTGAACGAAGACTTCTCGCCGATGAACATCGCGGCCGGCGCTCCCTACATGACGATCCGCGCGGGCGGCTGGGGCAGCGGCTGGGCGGCAGGCAACGTGCTGTTCCCCGACACCATCGGCGCAGAGGCCCCGATCGACTGCGTGCGCTGCGTGCAGCCCGGCTCGCCGGCTGGCATCGATGACCGCGCCTGGATCGTGCAGCGCGGCGACGTCGGCCGAGACCCCGAGAGCGACTTCTAACCCCGCAACCCCTGATTTTCGAGAGGCACTCCCATGGCTACCTATCCCGTCAAGTACATCACCAACACCATGCGCGGCGCGCCGCAGATTTCCGGTCAGGCAGGCACGCTGCAGGCCGCGCTGCGCACGTTTCTGCTGACCGGCTTCGGGCTGACAACAGCGCTGTCGGTCACCGTGGCAGGAGGCATCGCCACGGCCTCGCTCAATGAGGGCCAGACGTTCGCGCAGGGCTGCGTTGTCCTGGTGGACGGCGGCACGCCCGCGCAGATCAACGGCGAGGCGCGCGTGCTCACGTCGAGCAACAGCGCGATCACCTGGGCAACCACGGCGCCGGATGGGCCGGCAACGGGCACGATCACTATCAAAGTGGCGCCGGTGGGCGGCTGGGAAGAGTTGTTTCCCGGCACCCCGAACAAGTCCGTGTTCCGCAGCATTGATCCGCAGGCCTCGGGCTTCTGCTATCGCGTGGATGACAGCGGCACGACGCAAGCGCGCGTGCGCGGCTTCGAGTCGATGACCGACATCGACACCGGGACTGGGCCATTCCCCACAGACACACAGATCAGTGGCGGCGGCTACACGGCCAAGTCCTATTCCGAAGGTGCGACGCCGGTGTCGTACCTTCTCGCCGCCGACTCGCGGACTGTGCTGATCGCCATCTCGTCGTACAGCTCAATACTTGCGACGTACACCGTCGCGCCAATTCGGGGTTTCGGCGACATGCTTCCATTGGCCCCCGACGGTGACCCCTACAGCGCCGCAATCAGCTGCAACAGCAACTCCGGCACGGCCAGTTTCGGTGCCTTCGGCTTCTACCGCAGCGGCGCTGCCAGCATCTATTGCCCGCGCCCTCGGGGCGGGATCGGGAGTGCGGTGAGAGCCGACACCTACCCCTACGTAGGCAATGCGGCCACAGTTTCCGGAGCAGATCCAAAACTCGGAGCCTTCCCGTCGGATGTCGATGGGGAACTCAAGTATTGCCGCCAGTACATCGCCGCAGGCGAAAACCTCACGCCACGCGCAGACGTCCCCGGCGTGCTCTACATCCCGCAAACAGGCGTCGGCGCCCTGATCAAATCGGGCGACACCCTCCAGGGCTCTGGCGCCCTGGCGGGTCGCACGCTTCGCGCTGTGGGCGCAAATTCGTCGGCCGACGCGGAACCCGTCGGCGCCTGGCTGATCGACGTCACGGGGCCGTGGCGTTAGGGGTGCACATGGCCGCTCTTGCATACATCGCATCCTTCGTCGGCCTGGCGGGCGCCGTCACGCCTTCCACGGCGCCGCCCCGCTTCACCGCCGCCACGGCGATAGGGTTGTTATCCAATCAAGGAGGGCGCAACTGGCGCTTCTTCGGTGACACCAGCGGCACCGTGCTCAACAACAACCGCGTGATGGTCAAGCCGTCGGCCACCGCGCCCGAGGTGCCATTCGCGGGCGCGCGGGTGCGCCTGCACAGGCTGACGGACGGCTACTGCGCATGGGAAGGCATCTCCGACGCCGCGGGCTACTACTGGCCGCGCGGCCTGGAAGTGGGCCTGCTGTACTACCCCGTGGCCATTGACCTCACGGGCACTCATGAGTGCGACGCGGCCGGGCCGGTCATTGCAGTGAGGGCGCCCTGATGCGCGACCTTGTGCTCACGCAGGAGGCGCGCGCCGCGCGCAATGCCGCCAGCATCGCCAGGGCCGACGAAGGCCCCGGCAACAGCGCCATCAAGCTCTACACGGCCCAGGGCGGCACGCTGGTGGCCGTACGCCAGCTCGGCAAGCCCTGCGGCAGCGTGCGGGAGGCCGACGGCCGCATGGTGCTGGTGCCCGGCGCGCAGAACGACCTGGTGCTCGCCACGGGCGCGGCCAACTGGGGTGAGTGGTGCGCGGGTGATGGTGTGGCGCTCTACGTCGGCCCCGTGACCGACGAGCACGGCATGGCGAGCGATGGCGCGGGCGGGCTGGTGGACACGGGCGACGTCGGCCCGTGGGTGTTGGAGGGCACGCGCGGCACGCAGCTCTACGAAGGCGGGCTGGTGCTGCTGCGCTCGGCCGCAATCGGGTAGAGAGGACTATGTGGCAGATGGCAGGCTCACCTTCCTGCGCCCGCTCGATCCCGATCGTGGCGGCCGGCTGGTGCTGGGCGATGCACCCGAGGGCGTGCCACCGCAGCAGCTCACCGGGCTGGTCTTCAGCCGGCCGGCTAGCGGCTCGGGCAAGCTCACTTTCGGCAAGTGGACGGAGGGCGGCGAGCAGCAGATACCCGATGCCGGGCTCTCGATCGATGCAGGCATCGCAGGCGAAGGCAGTGCATCGGTGCGCCTGCGCGCGGCGGCGCTGGTCGTTGTGGATGCTGGCATCGCGGGTGAGGGTGCGGCCGACGTGCGATTCGGCTGGGATGCCAACGTCAGCCGGGGCGGCTTGCGCGCAGAGCTGCAGGCGCTGTGGCAGCAGCGCGCCCGTCCCATCGCAGCCGGTCTCGCCACGGCATGGCAGCAGGCCGCGCCGCTGCGTGTGGGCGCTGCGGTGCGCTGGCAAGACGCGGCCCCCGTGCGCGGCTCGCTGGCCGCGCACTGGCAAGAGGCCGAGCGCCTGCGCGCGGCCGTGGTCGCCCGATGGCAGGAGGGCGAGCGCCTCCGCGCGGGCGTCGATCTCCAGTGGCAGGAAGCCGTTCGCCTGCGCGCGGCCGTGGTCGCCCGATGGCAGGAGGGCGAGCGGCGGCGCAGCGCCCTGGATGCGCGCTGGCAAGAGACCCTGCGCCTGCGCGCGGCACTCTCCACGGGCTGGCAGCAGGCCGGCGCTGCACGGGCGCTGCTCGTTTCTGGCTGGGGCCACGGGCGGCCTGTGCGCGTTCATCTCCGCACGCATTGGCAAGAGGCCATGCGCCCACGTGCTGGCGTTTCACGGCTGCCCAAGCCCCCGGAACCGCGTCCGCCGTGTTACGACCCGGCCAGGCTTGGGCTGCTGGTGCTGGACACCGCTTTCACGGGAGACGGGCGCCTTCTTTTCGTATGTGGCAGCGCCGGGCCAACGCTGCCGCCTGCCGGCATCGTTGTGCCGGCGCGCAGGAGCTATGTCGTGATCAACTCTATCGAGATCCGCCGCGCTGACGACCTGGCCGGCGACCCGCTGCCCAGCGAGAGCTTCAACATGCAGCTCGACCGGCAGTCATGGACGTGGACGTTCTCGGCCGCGTTTCACGCCTCGGCGCGTGATGCCGTCGCACCCGGCGTGGGCGGCCAGCCCGTCGAGCTGGAGGTGCGGATCAACGGCCAGCCGTTCCGCCTGCAGGCCGAGCGCATCGGCCGCAGCAGGCGCTTTCCGGAGCACCTGGTCACCGCCTCGGGCCGGGGCCTCGCGGCGGTGCTCGACGCGCCTGTGCAGACGTTCTCGGCCGCGCTGGACCGCACGGCACATCAGCTCATGACCGACGTGCTCACGGTCAACGGGGTGGGCTATGGCTGGGCGGTGGATTTCCAGCTCTCCGACTGGCTCGTGCCTGGCGGCATTTGGATGCACCAGGGGACGCCGATCAGCGCCCTGTCCGAGATCGCGGGCGCGGTGGGCGGCTATCTGCAGCCGCACGACACCGATGCGATCGTGCGCGTGCTGCCGCTGTGGCCAGAGCCATGGTGGCGCTGGGACACGCTGGCGCCCGACATTGAGCTGCCGGATGGCATCGCGGAGATCACGGAGACCGAGATCATCGACATGCCCGCCTACGACCGCATCTTCGTCGCGGGTGAGGCAGGCGGCATCCAGGCCGACCTGACGCGGACGGGCCTTCCCGGCCTGGTGCTCAAGCAGCCCATGGCCGTGCATCCGCTGATCACGACCATCGGCGCGGCCAAGCAGCGCGCCACGGCCGAGCTGGCTGAGTCGGGCCGCATGCTCAAGCACAAGATGACGCTGCCGGTGCTACCGGCGACGGGCGTGATCAAGCCTGGCACGGTGTTGCGCTATGTCGATGACGCGCAGGCGCTGCGATTGGGGCTGGTGCGCGCCACGGCCATCAGCCAGCAGTTTCCCGTGCTGACGCAATCCCTGGAGATCGACAGCCATGCCTAACCTCTATCAACAGCTGCGCGAGCTGCTCGCGCCCGGCCGGGTGCAGATCGGCGAGGTGGTGGCCTACACGGACGGCGTCGCAACGATCGATCTGCCCGGCGCGGGCCAGGTCCGCGCGCGTGGGGAGGCCGCGGTGGGCGGCAAGGTATTCGTTCAAGACGGGGTGATCCAGGGGCCGGCCCCTGATCTGCCCGTGTTCGTGGACGTGATTTGAAAAAAGACGGGCGACCTGGCCGGGTGCGGTAACACCAGGCCAAGCCCCCAACATGCAGGTATGAGCTGCAAGCCAGGCGAAGACCCGCCACTCTCGCGAGAGCGCGTCGAGCCTATCAGAGTTTTCACCACAGAAAAGAGGCTTGCAAAAATGGCAAATCCAATCGTCCCGTGGATCGGTGGCAAACGCCGCCTGGTGGACCTGCTCCTGAGCCGGTTTCCGCCCCATGAGTGCTACTGCGAGGTGTTCGCCGGGGGCGCGGCCGTGTTCTTCGCTCGCAACCCGGCATCCGTCGAGGTGCTCAACGATGTCAACGGCGACCTGGTCAACCTCTACCGGGTTGTCACGCACCACCTGGAGGAGTTCGTGCGTCAGTTCAAATGGGCGCTCACGAGCCGCCAGGTGTTCAAGTGGCTGCAGGAGACCCGGCCGGAGACGCTGACCGACGTGCAGCGGGCAGCCAGATTTTTTTACCTGCAGCAGCAGAGCTTCGGCGGCAAGGTGGCCGGGCAGACCTGGGGCACCGCGACCACTGCCCCGGCGATCAACCTCCTGCGCATCGAAGAAAACCTCTCGACCGCGCACCTGCGCCTGGCGGGCGGTGTGTACATCGAGCAGCTCGACTGGGCCGCGTGCATCGACCGCTACGACCGCGCCCACACGCTGTTCTATCTCGACCCGCCGTACTGGGAGACCGAGGGCTACGGCGTGCCCTTCCCGTGGGAGCAGTACGTGGCCATGGCCGCAAAGCTCAAGGCGATCAAGGGCAAGGCCGTCGTGAGCATCAACGACCACCCGGCCATCCGGGAGTGCTTCGCGGGCTATGACATGGAGGCGCTCAAGCTGGACTACACGGTGGGCGGCGGAGCGAACCGAGTGGAGCGCGGGGAGTTGGTGATCTACAGCTGGGACCGGCTGGCCGAGCCGGCTGGACTGTTCTGA